ATGTTCTCCAAACAATCATCTTACCTTTGTGAAATATATTCTTGGATATTACAATTTTAAAAACCATACTTCCTGCCCAATATGCTGAATAGTTTGATATTAAGCTCCATGATCTTCTTGGAACTGTTGGCACATTTATTCTATACTTGCTTAACCCTATAGGTGCTGTATATAAAAACGTTCCTGGTGTTGACGTTGAATCCATCGAGAAATTTGCTGACAAATTAAAAATGTTGAAAAGAAAATGTGATTCAGTTTCATCTAATAAACCTCTATAGCCTGTTGTCCTGGCTATATCCATGTCTGGGCTAAATGTGGCACTATGATCGTGCGTATTATACCTGTTAGTAGTGGGATAATAAAACATTTCTTGTTCACTGCCCATTTGCATTCTTGGTATTCCTCTATAAGCCATTAACATATCGTTCAATTTAACTCTGCACTGCAATAGTGCTTTCTTAGCATCTCCTACGAATCCTGATATTCTAAAACAAATAAAGTATTCTGGTTGTGGTGCTGAGTTGCATTTCCGTTGTATTTCTGCTATTATCAAAGAAATGGTAACTGTATATTCATATAATTTCAACAAATAGGTATATGGATCTTCATCATCACGATCTACAATAGATGATAAACTGTCAGGTATTGGTATTAATGCCATACCTTCTTTCAACAATTCTATTGTTGTATCCATATGAGCCTTTGCTGAAGCCTTCGAATTAACAAACCATGCTTCTCTTTCGAAAATATCGTCTATTCCATTATATAGGGCCATAGATTCATTGATGCATCTTTCTAATCCATCCTTAATCGGTTTGTATATAGGATTTTCTGTTTGATCAACTTGTTCTTGCTCTCCTGTTTGCGTTGATGTTGTAGCCTGCTCTTCATTTCTTCGTACGAATTCTTGATGTTGTACAATATTCATGTGGGCTTGTTCTGGACCTCTATTTCTAAAAGCTGTTATTATAGGTTCCAGATCTCTAGGATTAGAATGTTCTCTGTCGTGACGTTCTTCTGCGTCTCTCCACATCATAATCTCCATGTCTTCCGAATCCAAATCACTCTCACTTTCTGATGAATCTTCTTCGTCATCGGTGTTTATATGTCCTGCCTGCATAGTTACTACTCTGTTTCCAATTATCATAGCAATTATAGATTCTTCAAACATATCTTCCATTTCCATAACACTTCTAATTGTTGCTCCTGGTATATCATCTTCTGTTTCTGTAAATCCACATTGCATTTTCGCTCCTGATGTACTTGCTGTAACTGTTGGTAGAATTCCATAATCTGATGTTGGTACTGATACTTCCAATCCATTAAAACTCAATAAAACATTAAAAGTCAATGATGTTGCTGATCCATCTGGTATAACCAAAGGATGCATAACTAACATGTAAATTGCTCCGAGCATTTTACTCAAGTCTGTATTGAGATTAAATCCTTTATCTTCTTCCAAAGCTGAATTAATACACAACCATTCTTTCGGATATATCCAATTTGCTGTTATTTCTATTTCCTCATTCATACACGCATACATCCATTCTCCTCTTCCTGTCGAAAGCAGATCATTCATTGTAAAACGTTGTTGAGTTCCTGCTGCGTTTCGTATTCCATTTCTTCCTGGTACAAAAAATCCTCTAGCAACTCCTGCATAAAAAGGATTAGCTTCATATTGAAATTGAATAGTCATACTTTCCCATCTCACATATGTAAATTTCTTTAAAATTTCAATGTAAGGATGTAATAAGAATAAGTCAATAATCAATTTGAAGTAGAGCACGGTATTTTGTGCTTGTGTGCCATCCCAAGTAAAACTTCCTACGGCAATTTGTCTGCTAAACATGTTTTTGAAAGTAAAGCCTTGCAAATTTTCCATAGTTGTCGTTCCTTCTGGTATTTCTTCATGAACTATATCCGTTGTTTCCACTGCGTCTTGTCCTGATAACATTGTTGCTCCTGATAGAACTGCTGTGACTGCTGATATTCCTGCTTGTTCCCAGTCTTTATGTCTTTCCATGCATCTATTGTCCAAATCTGCTTTAGATTGGGCTGCTGTGTCGTATCCATCATCTTGTGAAAGTCCTCCAATAAGTCCTTCCGCATGATGAGTCGCTCCTTCATCGAATTTCGTTTTAACGTTCTTGCCAATGTTGGCTGTTTCAACCGCTGCCGTTGCTACGTCGCTCAAAACGAATGCTCCTGTCATAGCTGCATTTCTCATCGATCCATTTGCACTGGGTGGTCTAGGAGCCATTCCTTTGGCTCCTCTTCCTCTTGGTGTTCTGGGTGCTGGTTCTTGTCTGGTATATCTACCAGTATTTGTTAAATGTTGATGTTCTTCCATATTGCTTCCTACTAATCTAGTATTGAAGCTGTTGCGTAATCTCTCTACATTCGGTCCGAAGCCTGTACGACCTCTCCAACTTGCGCCTTGCCCGTTAGTCTCCCTTTGGAATCCTAATCGTTCCCTCCGCGCTGCGTTTTCGTTTTCTAAATCTATGAAGACTTGTCTATTTGGATAATATCCTGCAAACTCGTCTTGGTAAAATCTGTTTTCGGGTGTATTTCTCGTCATATTTCTTCGGTAAGGGTTGTCGACTCCACGAACACGACGGGTGATATAGCACTGCTCAAATTTGAGTGCCAATTTCGTCACTTTCCTCTATGCTCCGCCGTGGATGCGCTCGTAAAGGCCATTGGTATACGATTCCTCTCGCTCCTTCATATTGCTAATCATTAGGGATATCGAATCGTTGCGTTTAAGCACTACCTCAGGTACTCCACAAGAGCAACTGGATTATTTTGTCTACGATCATATGAGCTAAAATAATAAATCTCACGAGATCGGGTCTTCAATTCCGTTTCCGTTATTGTTGCCATTCAATTGAATTTAAAATAATTTTAAAAACAAAGGTTAAAAGAGCACTATTTCAAAATGTATAATTACAAGATGAGAC